TAAAGATATTTTTGAAGACGAGATTAGAATGACTCTAAAGAACCAAACACCAAGAGTCATAAAGATAAAAGCCATGAGAAAAACAAAACCAGAGATAAGTCAGGAGAAATATCAGGAGACGCCTTTCTAATGAAAAAACGGAATATATATCGGTGCAAAGAAAAATGCACTATTCATTTTTCCGCTACAGGAAAAAAATATTACAAGCCTAAAAAAAAACCAGTGTATCACAAGGAGAGACAAGCTAAATATGTGCGTAAAATGCGTCGCAGAAAGCAGTACATTCCAAAAATGATACATTATTTAATTTTTTTAAAGGAGGGGGTCGACATTAATAATTGGACATCAACTTGCCAAATATGTGGTAACAAAATAGATGTTAGCTCTTCAAAAGTAAATTTTAAATCAAAAAAACTATACTGCAGTAAAAAATGTATTTCTAAATCAGAGCCAGTTAAAAAAGCTGTGAGAAAGCAAGAATTAAAAAATCGTTTTATAAATAGATTTATAAATAGATTGGCCTACCTCAATGGAACTAGCACAAACAAGCATCAATATAATAGCATGGCAAATAAAATAAAAAAAATTGAAGAAAAAAATAAAACAAAATATGCTTTTTGTAGGGTGTGTGGCAACTCTTATTGTCGTGAAGTTTTTGGTGGTGGTACTGTTTTTTGTTCAAAGCCTTGTGAAAAGGCATACGAAACTGCTAGAAGTTGTCGTATAAAAAAAAGAATGCCCAAATGGATAACCGTTGATCAAATATCACAAATGGCTCTCATGCACTTAAACTGTCCTGAGTCGGATGATGTTGATCACATAGTGCCTTTAAAACACGAGAAAGTTAGTGGACTACATGTTCCTTGGAATTTACAACATTTAGAACATGAGGAAAACATGAAGAAAGGAAATAGTTTTGAAAGCTAGAAAAACTTGGATTGCAAAGTGTCCTTGTTGTGATTCAGAATTCATTTGCACTCATAAACGAGGAAGTATTAAAAAATATTGCTCTCGAAAATGTTATAACAAAGAAAAGAAAAGAAGATATTACAAAAAATATGGAGAAAGAGAAAATTTAAAAAATCGTGTTAGAGTTAAAAGAAAAAATTTTATAAAAAATTTCATTAAGGAGTTAATAAAAAAGTATTCAGTTAAAAAAATTAAAATAAGAGGTCAATGTAAATCAATAGAAATTAGAATAAAACGTATTACAAATAGCACTTTTTTTCCAGATAGTTTTTGTAAAGTATGCGACCAAAAATATATGTTTGGTAGTAGTAAAGTTTATTGTTCTGAGAACTGTGAGAAAGCATGGAAAAATACAACGAAGGCCGGCAAAGGCGACAGCAACAACAGAAATACTGTGAAGTGGTTGACGTTTGAACAAAAAAAACAAATAGCTCAAATGTACGCTTTCAGACCACGTAATTATGACGTAGATCATATTGTTCCCTCAAAAGGTGAAAATGTATCTGGACTACACGTGCCTTGGAATTTACGGTGGCTTCGTCACAAAGATAATTCAAAGAAAGGAGTTAATTTTTGAAAACAATAATACTAGGACCACCAGGCACAGGCAAGACAACAACGCTACTAGATTTAGTAGACGACTTCTTGCGATCAGGCACAGACATAAAAAAGATAGGATACTTTTCTTTTACAAAGAAAGCTGCGTGGGAGGCAACACGTAGAGCAGAGGAAAAGTTTATGTTGGATTATAAAGACATACCTTATTTTAGAACACTACACTCATTGGCGTTTAGAATGTTAGGTGCAAAGAAAGAAACTGTAATGGATCACGCAGACTACAGAGACTTTGGTTTGAAATGCGGCATACCAATCAAGACAGCTTGGTACCAAGATGGCAATGGCACATTTAATTCTGACAATGAGTATCTACGTTTGATAAACAAGGCACGAGTTTTAGAGATGCCTGTCTTGGATCTGTACGACAGAAACGAGCACAGTATGGACATAGAGCGAGATCTATTATATCTTTTAGATCAAGAACTTAAACGATACAAAGAAGAAAAAGGACTTATCGACTACAATGACATGGTTGTTAAATTTACGGAACAAAACATATCACCGTCTTTCGATGTACTATTTATCGATGAGGCGCAAGATCTCTCTCCACTACAATGGAGAATGGTTAGAACGTTATGGAGCAAAGCAGACAAGACATATATTGCCGGTGATGATGACCAGGCTATTTTTAAATGGGCTGGTGCTGATGTTGATACTTTTATTGCACTTAAAGAAGAAGTAGATTACGTCGACACATTAAATCAATCTTACAGAATACCTGGTGGACCGATACATGAATTGTCACAACGGATAATTAGAAATGTTTCTAACAGATACGATAAAGATTATTTACCAAGACAAGAGATGGGTGATCTTACAAGATACTCTGACGTCACACAGGTAGACATGTCACAAGGTGAGTGGCTGGTGTTGTCAACTGCCAATCACTTTTTAGATAACATAAAAGATTTATGTGAGTTGCAAGGTTGGTATTATTCACACAAAACAAAAAACTCTGTGAAACTAGATTTACTTCTTGCGATACAAACGTGGGAGAGATGGAGAAACGGTGAACAACTATTACCGGTTGCGTCAATAAAAAATATTTATTCTTATCTTGGAGCAAACGTAACCAAAGGTTATCAAAAAGGTAAAACAATGGACGATAATGAAGAAGGTTATTACATTGAAGAGTGTCTCGAGAACCACGGATTACAAACACAAGACGTTTGGTACAAAGCGTTTGCAGGATTAGATACCAACACAGAAAACTACATTCGTAATATGTTAGCCAACAAAGAAAGTTTTAAACAAAACCCACGCATAACTTTATCAACAATACATGGAGCGAAGGGAGGTGAAGCTGATAATGTATTACTACTACCTGATATTACTAAGTCTGCTGCTGATCAAAATGACATCAACCCGGACGAGCTACATAGATTATTCTATGTTGCTGTGACACGTGCAAAGAAAGCTTTGCATATATTAGAACCAAGAAATTATGACAGGGCATACATGTTGTGAGATTTCATGAACACATAAAGGGTGACAAAGCAGAATACATAGCTGCAATGTGGTTATGGGATCAAGGATATTTAGTTTGTAGAAACATGTCACAACAAGGGCCAGTTGATCTGGTTGCGATAAAAGAACACGAGGTTATACTGATAGATGTAAAATCAGAATGCAGAAGAAAGAGAGACGGATACAAAATAAACAGATCACTAACACCAGTGCAAAAAGTTCTTGGTGTGAATATTTTAAATGTAAATGTAGAAACAGGAGAATGCACATATGTCTAACCCATACGACAATCAGGTCGGAGGCGACCATTACAAAAAATACCAGATACAGCCTAGCGAATTCATCAATAAAAACAAATTGTTATTTGCTGAAGGATCTGCTATAAAATATATTGTAAGACATCAAGATAAAGGAGGCAAAGAGAGCCTCGAGAAAGCGAAGCATTTTATCGATATGATAATCGAGAGAGACTACAATGACTGATTCTATACGACGTAGAATGGCCTTAGGTGGAATGGTTGAAGATCCGTCAGAAATTTTTGATTCTTATTTAGAAGAAAAAAAAACTTGGCGTGCCATGAATGGCAATAATGCAAAAAGAAATGGTGATATTACAGAAATGGATTTTTGTAATGCAGTATCAAAACATGGGTGGGAAGTTTTTAAAAATATTTCTTGTGTTGGTCCAGTAGATTGTATTGTCATGAATACTAAGGGTAAGCTTTATAAAGTAGATGTTAAAACAGTGCCCAATTTAAAATACGCTATGAATATAAAAAATGAATATGATAATATTTGCATAGGTTTTATGTATCAGGGTAGAGCTTGTATTCAATACGGAAAAGGTGAAGATGATCAAATAGTTTTAAAATTAAAAGAAGAGGACAAGTGAGAACTTTACAACAACCACTATTCACACCCGAAACAGAATGGGTGCCACCAGAGAGATTACCAGATTTATCTAGTCATAGTGAAGTTGCTATAGACTTAGAGACACGAGATCCAAACCTGCTCACAATGGGATCAGGTTCGGTAAGAAGAGACGGGGAGATAGTCGGCATAGCAGTCGCGGTCGAGGGCTGGTCCGGCTATTTTCCTATCGCGCACGAAGGCGGTGGGAACATGGACCGCGCATTAGTATTAGATTGGTTTGAAGAATTATTAAACACAACATCAACAAAAATATTTCACAATGCGATGTACGATGTATCTTGGATCAGGTCACTTGGCTTTCACATAAATGGTGGCATCATTGATACAATGATTGCTGCTAGTTTGATTGATGAAAACAGATGGAGCTTCACACTAGACTCTGTTGGTAAAGATTATATCGGTATGCGTAAGAATGAAAAACTTTTACAGGACGCTGCAAAAGATTTTGGTGTTAATCCAAAAGCAGAGATGTGGAGATTACCTGCACCATTTGTAGGTGAGTACGCAGAGAAAGACGCAGAGATGACACTGAAGCTGTGGCACGCACTGCAACATGAAATATCAAAACAAGATTTGTGGGATGTATTTAATTTAGAAACTAATCTGTTTCCATGTTTGGTCGATATGAAATTTAAAGGTGTTCGCGTTGACGTGCAAAAATCAATGTCTGTCAAGGCACAGCTACAAGAAACAGAGAAAAAATTATTACAAGATATAAATAAAATCGCAGGTTTTGATGTAGAGATCTGGGCTGCTGCATCAATTGCAAAAGCTTTTGAAAAAGAAAAAATACCCTACGACCGCACTGACAAAGGCGCACCAAGTTTTACGAAAAACTTTCTTGCAACACACCCGGCAGAACTTCCTAAACTAATTAACGAAGCAAGAGAGATTAACAAAGCAAACACTACATTCATCGATACGATACTCAAACACGAACACAACGGACGCATACACGCAGAGATAAACCAGATACGATCAGATCAAGGCGGCACAGTGACAGGACGTTTCAGTTACAACAACCCGAACCTCCAGCAGATACCTGCACGACACAAGCATCTTGGACCGTTGATTAGAAGTTTATTTATACCAGAAGAAAAATGTATGTGGGGTTGCTTTGACTACAGTCAGCAAGAACCCAGAATTCTAGTGCACTTTGCATCGCTGATGAAGTTAGAAGGCACGGGTGCGATCGTAGACGCATACAACGACGGCAGTGCAGACTTTCACCAGATGATTGCTGACATGGCTGGTATAGATCGTAAACAAGCGAAGACAATTAATTTAGGTATTATGTATGGTATGGGTAAAAATAAACTCATGGCAGAACTAGGACTTATGAAAGACGCAGCTGAGAAACTATTGAAGACGTATCACCAGCGAGCGCCTTTTGTAAAAATGTTATCAGAGGCCGTGGCCAGACGTGCCGATGACTCTGGTAAGATTAGATCACTTTGATCTTTGGGAGCCGCATGGTTTTGGTATCAAGAAACCACTACCACACGCAGACGCACTCAGGGAGCATGGACCGGGGATTAAACGTGCTTTTACATACAAAGCACTTAACAAACTAATACAAGGATCAGCTGCTGACATGACAAAACAATCTATGCTGGCGCTGTACCAGGAAGGAGTAATACCACATGTTCAAATACATGATGAACTTGATATCTCAGTATCAAGCATTGAAGAGGCACAAAAAATTATTGATGTTATGGAGCAAGCGGTCGAATTACAGGTCCCAAACAAGGTAGATTTTGAGAAGGGGGACAGTTGGGGTGACATCAAGTAGAGATGATTTAGCTGAGATTACACTAGGAGTCTGTGATGGTTGCAACAACTATGTGCCTTTCATACGTCTGTCTGAGAAAAAAGATGCCAGAGTATTTAAATGCCTGTCTTGCGGGCACCAATACAAACAGTTGGTCAACGGCAAAATACAGTTTGTGCACCTAGATGAGATATATAAATTGGCTAAATAGCTGCCCGCCCCAGAATTGGAACGAGCAGGCATTGAAAGGTGTGAAGATATTTTTAAAATAAATTAAAATAAACTATTGTCAAATATATTATTTAAACTATATAATCCCATATAATAAGTTAACAAAAGGAAAGAAAAATGCTAGATAAATTTGATTTAGAAGATATCGTAGAAAGTATAGATAATCTTACAAAAGCCATCAAAGATTTAAATGAAGATTTAAACCTACGTTTAACCTCAAATGAGGGAACTGATGTTAGTGATAGTTTAGAACAAATTTCTAACGATATAAATGACTATAAAAAATGGAAACAAGGAGTTCAAGTATAATGCCAGATATAAGTAAATTTAAGTCAGTGTCAGTATCCACGGATACGCACGCAAAACTTTTAAGTTTAGCACAAAACAGGTTTGAAGTGCCAGTAAGTGTGCAAAAAGTTATAGAATTTTTACTAGAAAAAGAACTAAAGAGAAAAAATGGTAGATCTAACGGGCGATCACGAGGTTAAGGCCATTTGTCCCAGGTGTTTTGGGAATGGCTTTATTCGTCTACAAGGTGTACAATACGATTGTCCACAATGTGACAGCCAAGGCTGGGTTATGTTGCCGGCCTATCAGTGCAGAAAAAACGTTGAAGGAGGCATAGAACCAAGATGGATGAAAACTGGAGAAACCATATGAGTCTTATGGAGAGACGTATAGAAAACATAATGAAAGCTATGAGAAAAGCTAAAGATTATGAGATGAAATCTATATGGAACAGAAAATTAAGAGAGTTACTTGAAGTTAGAGGGAGGAAAGCTTTTGAAAGACTTGAAGATCAAGCTCGAATGGTACACTAACAAT